GGTGTGCGACCTGGATATATCTCGCACGCCGATGCGATCACTGGTATCGGGTCGGCTGCGTCACGCCAAATTGTGACCGTGCAACGAATAAAACATGACTTGTCAGGCATTTCGATCACTTCGCGTGATGTTTCTTGAATACGCATATCGGGCCAACGCTCAAATGCAATCTTTAGCCGTGTTGCGACATCGACATAGTTGTCCATGAAGTTTTGTGTCATGCCGTCAACCGTCCTTGATGCTCAAGTAATTCAGGTGTTGCTATCAAAGTGTCCATTGACCACAACTGTGATTCAGGCATACCGAAACATGGATATCGCCAGTTTGTCTGCCAATTTGATTGCCACAAATTACATCGATACAAAGGCGACCAGCCTTTCAAAGTTGCAACCATTTCGTTCTTGTCAATTGACACAAGAATATAGTTTCCTAGTTTGTCATCAGGGTGCGTGATCAGTATCGCCTTTGAATAATAAACTGATCGCACTTCGTAACCTAAAATGTCGTATTGCCGTTTGTCGTAAGGTATATAGACGAAGTCGTAATCAAAATAGTGCGCGACCGCTTGCTCACCTAAATAGCCTTGCAGCGAATGTTCAAAAGTTAAATTTGACGGTTGATCATATTGTAATTTTGCGTTTCGTTGTTTGACTTCATTTTGATGTCGGTTTGCGAAATCGACGCAACGCTCAAAATCTGTGTCGGTCAGTTCAATTTGCACGATGCACCTGGTTTTCTAATCGCTGTATTTCTGCCGACTGGCCGTTGTTGCGTTCTTGTAGCGCTCGAATGTCACGGTCACGCGCCGCCAACGCTTGACGCAAATCACTTATGATGCTGATCTGATATTTGATTTCTATGCGCGCTTGGTTAAGCGTGTCAATTAAATCGCCGTTGTCAAGCGCGTTCAAATCGTCAATCGCCCACTGCAACGCCCGTAGTGTGCTGCGTGCTGGTAGTTCGTCAGGATTAATTAACGGCACACGGTTGTTTGTGATTTCGTTCATGACTTGCATGAGCGCTTTCAACTGTGGGTCAATTATTGGGTCGATGTTCTCGGTCATCTTTAGCCTTTCGTCGTGTGGTGAAATACAGTAGCGCATAGGTGTACGCGGTTAGCAGCGTCGCAATTATCAAATGTTTTATAGTGACCATGCACGCCACCCATTTGAATATCGGTAGATGTTTAGCGCCGATCTCAAATTGTCCTCTAAGTCGAATAGGTCGTCGCATGTGCGTATCAGACCGTATGCCTGCAAGTAGCCGTTAGCAAAATAGCGTGACGGTTTGCACCAAAAGTAGTTGATTTGCATGACACCTGCGCTGCCGCCGTTTGGGTCGGTGGCGTTGAACGCATGTGGCAAACATCGTGATTCACGGAATGCGACTGCGACTACTTTGGTTAGTTCTGATTCGGGCCAGCCGACATGTCGTGCCATCTTAAACACGGTCTCACACGCGTCAGGTTGCGTTATAGGCGTAGTTATGACCGTTGTCGGCGGTAGTGGCGCTGGCTGTTCTAGACCCTGCCAAACCGTAATTGGCGCTGGCACGATAGGTGTCGGTGCAGGCGGTTTAGCCAACATAAATATTGATGTGACGCTAATGAATAGCGATATGGCAAGTTTGCTGATGAGTGTCATAGTGACCTACTTTCTCGGTAGATGACCAGTTTATATCACGGTTGGCGATGCCTTTGGTGATGCCCCAAATACCGTGTCAAATGCCAGTTTTACCGCGTTTGGGTCGTGCGCTAAGCGTGGCTCGATCTCAATGTGATACCAATCGCCTGACTCGAAGTTGCCTGCCTGCCATGTGCCACGATCACATTTCCAACTGCGACCTAGCGCATAGTCGATCACAAGTTGTATGCCAAGCGTGTCAGCGTTCTCAAGCAACTTGACAATGTACGCCAACGATATTTTGCGACCGTCCTGCCGACCCTTCTTTGCTTGTGTTTGCCAACGGTACGACAGATCGGTTGCAAGACCGCGAGCATGATTGCTGACAATTCCAGGTTTGCCACGCACATCACGCACAACCCATGTGCCGTTATTCCATAGCGATTCGTCTGAGTGTTGGCATGCGAGTGTTGCCCATTTTGTCATGCCTGCAAGCGCGCTGGTAGCGACTGGTTGCTTGGTGACGATGTACGGTTTAGTCACGGTGTCGGCGGTGTTGCCAATGCGATCGGTTTCTTGGCGATGCCGTTCGTGGCCACCAAACCTGATAGCGCACCTGTCAAAAACACGCTGATTGTGCTTAGTAGGTCAACGATCTTTGAGTCGAGCGGTGCTAGTTCTGTCGGGAAGTTTGTAAACAACATGCCGTATAGCAAACCGATAACCATAATGCTGAATGTGACTGCCATGATTACGCCGACCGTGACGATTAGTCGTGTGTGTAATTGGTCATTTTCTAATTTCGCACTTGTCCGCTGAAACATTTTCGCATACCTCACTTAAATCGTAGTTTGTTTTGGTTGTGCTGCAGGCTGTAAGTAGCGCCAATGTGAATATCCAGTAGCGCACATTGTTAGCCGAGTAGTGCGGCGGCTTCGTCTGCAGTTAAACCTAGTTTGTCAAGTACCGCTTGGCGTGCAGCCTGTTTTGCTGTGTCTGTTTCAATTTTTGTTGCAGCATCTTTTGTTGCTTGTGCTAGTTCGTCGGCGTTTAATTCTCGTCTAATAATTTCGCCTGTTTGTGCGTTGTGAAATTCTTTGTCTGACATGTTTTTCCTAACTGTTTTGGTATCCGTAAATTTTGTATGCAAAAGTTATTGACCCTGTCGGGTGTCCGTCGCTTCTGATGCTGAAATCCGTGAATGATGTCGTGTTGTTTACGGTGCCGCCGCCTGTGCCCATATTTCTTGATGTCGAATTTTTGCCTGCATATTGTGTTGTGTATCGAGTGATTTCGCCTAATTGTGGACTAAACACATTGAGAGTGATTGTGCCTTCTGTAAATGATCTCGCCGCGAAACCTTTAACCGCTGACGAATTATCTGTCGTGCTAAAAGTGCCACCGTTATAGCCTTGAATTGCCGAGAATGTGTTTGTCGCCGTAGAAACTGTGCCACCAGTACCAAACAACAAATATGTGTCACCGTCAAATAGTGATCCATTAATCATTATCAAATAATTTGCGTAAGTTGCTGTAAAACACGCTGTCACGGTTGCTTCGCTAACTGTCGTGAATGTGCCGCTAGTAATAAAAGTTAAACCACTTGACGCTGCTGGGCCAGCAGAAGGATAAAAAATAGATACGCCTGCGCTAGTAAAATAAAGTGTGCCGCTGCCGTTTTGCGGTATTGCCAACGGGCCAGCGCTCGACACCGTAGCCGTACCAGCCGTAACAGTCGTAACGCCTGCACCAATGTTTTGGATCACCAAAGTATCGCCAGCAGTAAACAAACTTGTGTTCACCGTGACCGTGTTTGCGCTCGCCACATTCATCACAATGCGTGTGCCTTTGTCGGCTGCGACAAGTGTGTAACTAGCGGTTTTGGTGCTGACTGTTTGGTTATAGTCGTTGCCTTGCACCGCGTTCATTTGTGCTGCGGTCAAAACTTGTGCTGCGGTGAATGTTGTTAATGCCATAGTTACCTCACTTTATCCTAGAACATTGGTTGAGTCGATGATGCCATAGACGGCGTCATCAAGTATTAATTCGTAGACAATCGTGGTTGGTGCGGTGAAATACATGACGCTGTGACCGCCGCTGACCGTGATCGTATGCTCGACACCTTCGACTGACAATTCTTGTGCCAGTTCGGTTGTGCCTGCACCACTGGCAAATGTTTTCTCAATGGTAATCGTGTCACCAATGTCAATAATTGCTACATCGTCGCGTTGCACTGTAGACAGTTTGTTTAAGTTTGTACCTACCGCCGTGTACCGTGCCTCAGGCTCAGGCTCAAGTAGATAGTTTGCGAGCGCCAACGCAGCCGTGTCATTATGCAATAGCGAATCGGTGATGCTGGTTGTCTGTATGAAGTACTTTGCTTGGCTGGCCGCGTCATCTGCAACTTCTTGTGTGCCACCTTTAATTGCTACCGCTGCACGGTTCACGACCTGATCTGCCTCAAATGTAATGCCCACTTCGTCGTACGGTATGTTTGTGCCGTCATCGTGGAAGTCTGCAACTGATGCGCTAAGTGTGTTGCCGATACGCGGCTGAAATGTTAGGTCGCCGTCACGCGCCATAAACAGCCGACCTTGCTCAGCAATGTTTATTTGATTGCAATAGTCAAGCGTGTTAGTGCCTTCTGCAACGGTGAACGCTGCCGCGCCACCCAATGTCTGTGTGCCTGTGCTGATGTTGCGCTGACCGATCGGGAAGTCAACTTCGGGCAAATTTAGAACCGCTGTTAGTCGAGCGCTAGACAGTTGCTCGCTGACATTAAATTCTGCCATAAAAGTTTGTGCCAGCAAATAGAAATCGTCTGCACAATAAACCGTCACGGTGTCAAGACCGCCCAACGCAAAGTTGTAGTCATAGTTCACGATGTAGCCGTTAAACAAATATTCTTTGGCATTCAAATCGTCATAGCGTGCTAAGCGCACTTTGCGCATTGGTGCTAAACCAGGTTGCGCTTCTGTCGGATCGTAATAAGGTGACTGTGTATCAAACGGATTAAATATGCCTGATGTGTCAAGCATGTTAAACGACATAGTGCCAGCACTAAATTGATCGCCGATGTCGCGCCGACCACGCTTAACCGCAATCGAGTCAATGCCTGTAGTTACATCAGCGAATTCTGTTGTACCGTCAAGCACATAAGTCGTATTATTTAGCACGCCCTGCACCGCGTCATCAAGAATGAACGCGTCCTGAATGAAACCTGTGTCAATTTCTAGGCTGTAATTACCTGCACCAACGATCGCTGTGCCAGCCATTATGCGACCTGAATTTGTGCTGGCCCTGCTGACCTGTTGTATGCCCGTATCGCGTTAACGACCGCTTGACCGATCTCAGCGCTAGTCGCCAAACCGCCAGTCACATTCACTGTTACGCCACCAACACCGCCACCACGACCCAAAGGCACAATCGCTTCAGGACCTTTCTCGCCGACCATCGCCAAAGTAGGACGCGTCACAATGCCACCATCAGCAAAACCTGGAATGTCGATACCGCCCAAGAAATTACCGATGCCTTTAACACCAGGAATTTTGCCTATCGCACGAATCAGATCGGCAATAAAGTTGATTGCCTGTTTAATTGGATTGATGATGAACCTGTAGAAACCGTCGCTAAATAGTTCAAATCCTTTGCTGACAATGCCGAATTTCTTTTCTAATATGACTAGCGCTGCAACGAACGCTGCGACTGCGATGATCACTATGCCGATTGGATTTGCTGACATCACGAAGTTGAACACCGCTTGTGCTGCCGACGCGACCTGTGTTGCGATTGCAAATAGTTTGATTGCAGTGTTTGCGACAATGATTGCTGCCGCGAAACCGCCCACAACACCAGTGATGATAAGAAACAGTCGCGTGTTTTCTTGTGCCCATTTTGCGACTGGTTGCAGAATTTCTAACAACTTTTGCAACGCTGGCAACAATGCCGCGCCGATTGATTCTTTGGTTTCGTCCATCGCAATTTTCATTGACTTCATGCGACCTTCATACGATTTCGCTGCGACATCTGCCGCGCCACCAAACGACACCGATAACGCGTCAGTGATATCGCCCAATGTTGACTCTGAGTCAATCACGCCTTTAAGCGACGGGTCTAACTTTGTTAGCGCTGCCGTCTGACCGTTTGCTGCTTTGCCCAACGCCATAGTGACGGTTTCTAAATCCTTGCCAGTAGCGGCTGCTATGTCTAGCGCCGTAGTCATCAAATCTTGTGCCATTTCAACCGAACCAGTCGAGCGCACCAAGTTCGCCATCGCTGGACGCAATTCGTCATCAGTGACCGCTTTCGCCATTGACATAGAACTAATAAATTCTTCATTCTGTGCGATCACATCATCGGTTGCCATCGCACTCGTGCGCAACTGTTGCGCCAACAAATCCTGTGCTTTTTGATCCTCGACCGCTGCCTTCGTTGCCAAACCGAGACCAGTCGCTAAACCACCCAACACCGCGACCGCTGGCAACATCGCTTTCTTTAACGCAAACGCCGATTTAGCGCCAGCGCCCTCTAACTGCTTAAATTCTGCGATTGCTTTTTTTATGCCTTTATCGCTGAACTCGCTAATAATCGGAATAGATAGCGCCATAACTAAATGTCCTTTTGTACTTCTTTAATTGTGTCCAAGATCATTGCTTGCATCTCGCGCTCAATTTTTTTGCGTGCCTTGTATACCGCTGGCCCGATAAGTCGAGTGCGACCAGCGGTCACTGGCAAACCTACAAACATTAAACTTGTGTTCAGTTTGTTTGGATTCTTACGGCCTGCAGTTTCAAAGATTGCTGCCGCCGGGTCTTTTTGCTCAATCAAGATCACACCTACAGCATTGCGCCTTGTATCAAACTTGACGCGCACACCTGCCTTTGCTTTAGCAACAGTAAACGGAAAATTAGCGCGCGATCGACCTTTTTGTTGCCATTTGTAATTCATGCCTGACAATGGCACTTCGTTATAGACCGCTTTAGCAGCGGTGATTGCTGGCTCTGCAATTTGTGTTGCCTGTGCCTTAAAATCTTTTTGCAACTGTGGGTCAATTTTGCGTAGCGCGTTAATTGTGTCCTTAACACCAACCACCTGAATAGTTGTTGACACGGGCATTAGCGCGCCTTGCGATCTTTATTGATCATTTCAATCACCGTGTTCATGTCGTCCAATTCAAATCTGATCTCTGACGGCCAAAATCCTGTTGCCACAAGAATCTGCGCTAATCCGAAGCGGTAAGAACCGCGTCGACTTTTGGGTCGTTTTGTTCCACCACTTCCAGGTTCTTAATTGACCTGATGTAATCGTCTAATAATGCTGGCACGGTGATGCCTTGTGATCGTGACGATTCATACGCCATGTATGACAAATCCTCAATGCCAATGCCTTCGCTGATCTGTGATGCTTTGCGTTTGTATTTGCGTTCCCACATAACGATCGTCATCATGTTTGTTGTGACGGTCTCGGTTTTGTCCTCAAATGTGATTTTCAGTGTTAGTTGCATGTTGCCTCTCGGTGCGTTGTTTTATGGTTTTGGTCTTGCGTTGTTAGTTCTCAGCGGCAAATGCCGCGCCATTACGAAGTGGTCTTTGTGAGCACGCCACCAGTGAATGTGAGCGTGATAGTTGACAGTTCGCCTAGCGATGCGTTGATCGGTGTGTGTGATTCAAGGTATGCGCCGACCAGCGTGTAGAACGGATTGGTAGCACCGACAACACCTGACGCTGGTGCGACAATCAAAGTTGTTTGTATACCAACCAAACCAAAGATCGTCGCCTCAGTTTCTGACGCGGCGTACGATTGATAAAGTTCGACTTCGATGCTGTTGTTTTGCAACGATGTGACGGCTGAGCCGCCAAACTTGCGTGCCGTGTCACCGAACGCTGTGGTCTCTAACTGCTCGTACACATAGTTGACAGTGGCGCTGGTGCACTGGTCTTGTAGCGACACGCTGTTGATCGTGACATTTGGATTCGATAGGTAGACACTGGTTGCCATGATTAGTCCTCTGTTTCTGTGATCTTAGTTTTAGCAGGTTTTTTGACGCTTTGTGTGGATATGTGACCACCTTCAATTAATGCTTGAATGTTGGTGCCGTTGAGATCGCCTTCGTCAATGGTGTCACCTGGTTCGTAGCCAACCAGTCTGTGTGATGTAACTATGTAAGTTGTCATGTTTGCCTTTATGCCGTTTGTGCTTGAACATTTGCGGTCACTTCGTAACTTGGATACTCAGCGCCACCAATAAGTGTAGTAGTCGGTCGACCGTCAGTTACCGCAACATTGGCTGCAAGCACCTTTGACATAATGTTCAACAGTGACCGTTGCGCGTCAAGGTTCGCTGGGCCGAGCGTAATGATCTTGACTGGAAACATAAGTTTGACGATGTTGTAGTTGAACGCGTCAAACGATGGTGCGTCAATGAACACGCATGGTGGCACAAGGTTTCTTGGGTCATTAACTACCTGTAGACCGCTAACGGCCACCAGCGTGGCTGTCAGATCGTCTAGCGCTTCATTAAACAGGTCGGTGAACGCGACTGGCATTAGGCAACCTGCGGTCTATCGACACCTAACAGTTGTTTGACCAGCGGTGATAAACCGTTTGTAGACCCTGCCGACATGCCATCAAAACTGGCAAAGTCGCTGATCGCGCCACGCTGACGATATAACGCGCCACCGTACATGATCGTGCCGAGCGTGACATCGCCACTAGGTGATGTTGTCAGGCTGTCCGCGTAGCCGACTTCTTGACGGCGACGGTAACAAAACTGGTTTGCTGCCGACGCGCACTGTGTCAAGAATGTTGTGTCCGCTGCGGTAG